AGACTGTTTAAGCTGGTTGTATAAGGCTTGTTGCTTTGCTGATAGGTTGATTGGATATCTCTGATATATTTTATCAGGAAGATCTAAACAATCTTTCTTTAAAACTCTAAAACTGTGACCTTCTATATTTCTTGTTAATTCTTCTAGGTTATTGTAAGAAATTACTTGTCTATTTTCAAAACCACCCATAATACAATATCTGGCTCTAAAAGAATAAAAACTGTCATAACCTAGTATTTGAGGATTTAAAAATTTAAATTGTGCATAAACATCTTCAGCACCTTTAGTGACTGGAGTTCCTGTAAGAATTCTTTTATACTCTGCTGATTTACCAAACTTTGTTATCATTTTAGTTCTTTTTGCTCCTGGACGTTTAATCCTAGAACTTTCATCTACAACAAGCATAACTCTGCCACTTACTAATATTCTATTGATAAGTTTTACTGCATTAGGACTTACAAATGCTTCTACATTGAATGTAAATATTCTTAAATCCATAGAAGCAATAAGAGTATCTTCAAAATTGTCTTTTCTTTTTTGATTCATTCCAGCTGTGTAATAAAAAGATTTATAAGGACACCAATCTGGTAAATGTGTTTCTATTTCTTTTATCCAGTTTCTATGCACACCATTAGGAGCAATAACAATTAAAGATGTTATTTCACCATTTGCATATAAGTATGCAGCATTATCTATAATGACTTTTGTTTTCCCAGTTCCTTGCTCCATTAATAAAGCAAATTCTTTTTTATCTCTACTCATGTAGAAAGCTTTTCTTTGATGTTCGAAAGGTTTTGTTTTAAATGCATAGTCATCATTAGTTGGCAAAGGTTTTTCTTTAAACTTACGAGTTTCTTCTAAAGCTTTTAAATTTTCTATGTATTTATTAAGAGCAGGTAATGCATCATCATTCCATTTAGCATTAGGAAAAAATTTATGTATTCTTTCTATATTAGCACCTGTTGGGTCAAAAAGCAGATCCCGACCAATCCATCTTTTAAATCCTGGAAGAGAGGATAATTTTTCGAAAGTGTCCCCTTCAAGTCTGGATTCAATAATGCAATATTTACCGAAATCTGCTCTTCTAATAATCATTTTTAATCATCTATAATAAAATCTGCGTTCTTTACGAATGAAGTTTCTTTCCACTTTTGCCAATTTATAAAGCTTTTCCAATTTGCATATTCTACAGCATTATTAAACATATATTCAAAGATTGATTCTTTACTTGCTGTATTTTTATTTATGAATCCTCTTGCTAATAATTCTTGTGTTATCTTTTTCATAATTAATTCCTTTCTAAATTTGT